TGGGGACTAAAATGTATTTTGTTGCCGTGAACTACCTTAAGCTCAACCATAAAGAATCCACAAGAATCGTTGTATCCCAATAGATCTGGCACACCAAAGGATGCCCAAGACTCCAATCTTGTCCACTGAATTTTAGGTGTTTTCTTCTTAATTAATTGCCAAAATTTAGACTCTGGTTTCAACGTACACACCTATTTTTTCTTACAGATTTGCGTACTAGAATCGATACATCTGCGTACATAATTTGACTTTTTATACAACTATTTATATACTTTGGCTATGTCTAATTTAATTGATAAAAAGATGGGTAGAAAGCCAGCATTGACGCAAAGGCAGATGAAATTTGCTGAATTGTATGTGTATAATGATGGTGAAATGAATCAGACTCAATGTGCAATAGAAGCAGGTTATAAGAACAGACCTAGACAAAATGCATCTGATTTAAAGAACCCTAAAAAATACCCACTGGTTCATCAGTACATAGAGAAGTTAAGAAAAGAAGTGCGAGAGCAACACGGAACAGACTTTCATCGTCATATGAATATGATGGGTAAGATTAGAAATGTATCTTTAAAAGATAAAGCTTATGCTGCCGCAAGTAATACAGAATACAGAAGAGGCCAGGCTGCTGGTCTATATAAAACAGATGTTGTTCATCATCATATTGACAAAGATTTAAGTAGTATGTCCAAAGAAGAGTTAATGGAATATATGGAAAATAAATATGTTAATAATATGAAAGATGTTACACCAAAAGAAGATGTAATAGAATCAACAGAAGAATCAAACCCTGATAGTGATTCAGAGCAGCAATAACTCTACTAAATATTTTTCTTGGAAACTTTTTTACTAGTGACCACTTGTTTAAAACTGGTTTGTATTCCATTTGAGTCAGGTCCTTTCCTTGGTGGTAATTGATCCCATTTTACATTAGGCATATTATCTGTCAATGTAGGATTAAAGATTCTGTTAAAGTTTTCTTTGTATAAATCATTGGTAGGTCTTGATCTACCATCATAACTAAATTTTTTATTTTTCATTTATTTTCTCCATACGTACTATACACCCTTTTGGGAATACATTTCTATCACTAAATAATTCATCATTAACTTCATAACTTGCAAAGGTTCTTACGTTCTTTTTATCTTTGTTAAGTAAATACGCGTGAGTTACCATCTCTGATGGCATAAAACCTTCTGCTGTATGTAAGTCTGCGTGCCCGCTGTCACCCGTGATGTCTAGCCACGTGATCTTATAGAAGTAATATCTCTTCTTCTTGATCACAACAGATTTGTATTTAGATTTTTTAGGATGTCTCATATTAATCTATATACTGTATAGTGAGATTTTTGGGCAAAAAAGTTTTCAAAAATAAAAAAAAGGTCGCGCGCGTCGAGTAGCAGAGTGTGCCAAGTGTGCCACCGTAAATATTTGTCGTGGCACAGCTATAACCCTTGGTATTCCTCACTAATAAGCCAAAAACAGGGGTGTGCCAAGTGTGCCAGAGGTTTTTTCTTATCACAAAAAAAAATAATAGGGGCAAATATTCTACTATACGTGGCACAACTACCTATCTTTCAGCCCCATTTTCGTCACAAATGAAATACTAGACGCATTTGTGCCATAATTAATGATTTTCTTTACTCCTGGCCCCTGTAATTCAAGATCCGCGTACGGTTTCCACTGTTTACGTATCAGATTTAACTCTAAAATCAGATTCGACCATTGTTTGGGACTTATGTTTGTCCCGACTATAGTTACCTTTTTCATAATCAATACACAATTTACCATCTAAATGGTCCATCTCGTGTTGGATGCACCTTGCTTCTAGATCGTAAAATGTTTTCTTCTCCTCCTCTCCTTTTTCGTTTTGATACTTTAGAACGATTCTAATGTGTCTACGCACATCGCCAGTTTTACCTGGAGCTGATAGACAACCCTCATTATCACGTAATGTTTCATCAGATTTCTCTAAAATTTCTGGGTTAATAAATACTTTTTCATTAGTTTGACTACGTGAACAGTCCATAACAAACATACGCAGCTGATATCCTACCTGTATTGCAGCCAAACCTATGCCGTGGTGTTGATACATAGCCTTATACATCCACTTAATAAGTCTTTCAGTCTTCTCATCTAATGGAAAAGGTACATCATTACTCTTTGATCTTAAAAATACGTCAGGATACTTGACCAATTCTATATACATAAGTGCCCCGCAGTCTCCCGTGAGGCACTCAATGGGCCCTTATCCATTATGGATTCTATCATATTTTAAAAGTTGTAGATTGAATTTGTGTTGTAACTCTATCTTTTTTTAATACCACACGCCAGGCAGCAGAGCTATTCTGCTTACCAATCAATGTACTTTCCTGCAATTCTATTTTACCAATCTCATTAAGACCACCTTGATCGTTTTCCATATAAATAAAACAATCAGATATTGCAGTACCTTTGTTTCCGTTAGTGAACTTTTCTAGTATCTGCTGCAGATCTCTCATTCGAAGACTCATTTAGTTTCCTCCCTATTACTTTAATTAATTCATACCACTTACGGCCCCACATCTCTCTCATCTCTCCAGATGTTTTCCAATAAGCGTTTGCTATATTATCCAGTCTTTTCTGATCTTGTTTTATAGTACTCATCTACCCTCCTTAAAAAGTTGTGCATACTTTGTTTAAACTCTTCACCCTCAATAACAAACTGTTGATAGTAATTATCTTTTGTACACATCATCACAACACCTTTTGTAATTTGTGTATTGAATAAGATATTATGAGCCATAGCGTACGCTGCTAGCTGAAGTTTATAATCTCCTATCCATTCTGGTCTTTTAGGTTTGTTACTTTGTTTGAAGTCTATGATTGCATCCTGACCTTTGTGTATTCCAACAAGATCTGTTTGGCCTGCGTATAATCCTGGGTAGTACAATGTGCATTCTGTGCCGTAATATTCTGTAACATCAGACAATCCATTTTGTATAATTTGTATTGCCATATTGTGAGCTTGCTTACCTACATTGGTTTGATCCACATAACCTTCTTCCAATACATATTTTTCTAGAATCTTGTGCATCGCCGTTCCACGCACCGCGGCCTCCGATTTAATCTTCTCCGCAGCTTCTTCCCCGATCCGCGCTGCCCAATCCGCTAGTGATTTCTTTTTCTCCTCGGGTTGTGTAGCGTCTAAAATTGTAGTCACCGATGGTAACTTCTCCTTGTCAAACACATAATGTCGTTTACCTTCTATCTTTTCTCGTTGAGTCTTGGGGTATCTATAACTATTATTTTTTTTCATATTAATTTTTTTCCATCTTTTAAAGTTAAATCACCCACCATCTTCGGTATAAAAGTACTATCTCCAAAGTGAGAATTCCTAGGTAACATTTGTTCACGCCAATCAGGTTCAGTGACTGTCTTTAAATTCCAAGCCCAATAAGAACCATCATCAAATCTACACACATACCCAGGTATCTTATTTAAAATTTTACCTTGGTTCACTAAAAAATCATACTTCTTTTTTTCAATCAAAGATCCATTGTATCGTTCCGGAGAGTTGTTTCGATTCTTTAATTCTTGTATGTAATTAGTGTTTTCTATATCCATCGAACTATACTCTTCGTGTAGTTTACGACACGGATCATCAAAAAAAATTTTCGTGTTTAACTCTTCTATCATTCGTCTTTGTACGTCTCTCCAACTCATTCTAAACTCATCATCCTTTTATAATCTTCAAGGTTTACAACCTTCTCTTCCATTATCTTATCATTACAATAATGTTCTATGACTTGTTGTATCTTCGGTAGCTTTGTATGGGACCAGGGCCATATCATACAACATACGTGAAATGCATCACGGAATGTACAACGCCATCTATATTGTTTTAAGTATGGAGTACCATCAACCCGTTTACCCTTACGCGGCTTGTCAGTAAGTGTGCCTACCCCTAAAGTTTCGTGTAGCCATACTAATACACTGCGGTCAGTCATTGCAATCTCCATACTTAATCTTAAACTATTGGACCACCTGTACCCAGGTTTACCTTTGTGTTTCTTTTTCTTTTCCGGTCCGCGCTTAAAGTGTATTGAACCTTCACCATCAAACAACCCTGCAATGTAAGCTCTGTCTGTTTCTGGAATCATTTTTTGTCCTTATATAAAACTTCTGTTTTGTCATTGTAGCCGTCATAGTAATAACCAACGACTTCTTTTTTACGATCGTATTTTTTTTTATTTGGTATTTTTTTTGATTTGAATTTTGGTGTTCGCAGTTGTTGGGCTACAGGATTGCGTTTCACTGCAGCCTCGCACTGTGAGTCATTGCCTCTAACTCTTCTAACGTAGGCTCTTCCATCGGAAGCTCACCCTCCGATTTACATTTGTCACATTGCACGATCATATCGTACACTTTGTTATAACCATTACCCTTACATTCTGGGCAAATATATTTATGATTAGCTACTTTTACTCTTTCCATTTGATTTACCACCTTTATTATCTAAAAAAAATCTAATAAGTCTACCTATCATTTTAGAGCGTGTCCTATTAGTTTTTGTTGCAAGTACACCTAATTGTTCCCAGTCTTCTTTGGGCACAGATAGTGATTTGTATTTAGCTGGATCAGCCATTTGTTTCCTTTCTTGTTTTGATTATTCTCACATATGGGAATTTATCCTAAAATAAATAATTTGCAAGTATTATTTTTTTAAGGTAATAAGAAAGTCTCTTCTCACACCTTTTGTTTGTTCGTCCCTTTCTTGGGACGGGCAGACAATTTAGAATGATTCTTAAGTAACTACTTTGCCTTCGTCTTTTTTAGGAATACAAGTAAATTTAGGATACAACTGGGAGTTGTTTATTTCATCTTTGGTAAAGTTACCTTCTGCATATATAATCTCATAAGATTCAGATAGACCTGCTCTTATACAATCGTGATGATCTGGAAATACTTTTGGATAATCTTTGTTGGTGTAACATTCTCCGCTCATTGCAGAGCAGATATAAACCGTTAATAAAAATTTCATTATTTTCCCTGGCCGCGATACTTCTTCCACGAACGACGCTTTGATTTATTCATTTTACATTTACTTGGAGTACGTCCAATTGATGTTTTATGAAAGATAGGTTCGTGTGATATGTGATCTTTAAATTTTTTAGCCATCGTCGTCTAACCATTCTTTTACAAATGGTTTTGCTCCTTTAGGTGTTGTTATAACTGGCAGATAAGTTATCTTACCATTTACGTGTTGTTCTAAATCTGATCCACAACTCATACACCTAAAAAAATCCCTATCAATGCCTACCAATGTAGTGAACTGATCACACGTTGGACACTTTCCATTCACAATCTCTGCTTGGAATTTTATATTTTTAGGCATTACTCCAGTATTAACTTCTTTATCGATAAAGATCCATCGATATTTTTTTCGAGCTCGGCCATCGACTTGATGCAAGTGTAATTTATGTTATTATTTTTATTTGTTCTTGTTGCGACACGTTTTCCTTTTAAACATTGTGACATAGACTCTTGTATTCTGTGTTCCTTGATCTCTCCGTTGACAATCATAAGAAGAGCGATAATTAACTCTGTCATAAAATTTTTCCTTTGTTTTCACCTTGCTTTACAACGTACTTTTGTGTACCATTCTTGCCAGTTTCTACTTCTTTTCTTAAATCTTTTTGTAAACGTTTATTGATGAAAGTTCTTTTCATCTCATAAATATAATCTAAAACTTTTCTACTAATGCGCCCCGTTACCATTTGCTCTTACCTTATCTTTTAAATCTTCTATATCATTTAATGCTTTTTCTAATTGATCTCTTAAAAATTCTATGTTTACTTTGTTAGTCATATTCATCTCTTGAGTCTCTTCCATTTTCTCGACACTTTTATAAAGATCCTCAAGTAAAAAATGTTGCTCCTGGTCCACGGGTACCTGTTCAGATTTTTTTAACAAATCATTTTCAAACAACTCACGTGAAGTCTCTAACGATACCAACCTCGAGGTCAGCTCCGTATATCCGAGCACGCCCATCGCGACGAGCACGATCAAACTAGCTACCGTCTTCATCGGCATCTGCACGCGTGCCTCTTCTCCGATGTTTAATGGTTTGTTACTCATCTAGGTACGTACCCCGGTTGCATAAAGAGAGCCATAAGAACAAGTAATATAATTAAAGTTCCTGTAAAATAATAATTCATTCCTGGCTACCTCTGTATTCATAGCCAAGTATTTTACACTATTTGTCTTCTATTTTGTAGAACATTTTGTCAGTATCCTCTGTAATCCAGCCTTGATTTTCA